AGTAGTTATGAATGATATTTTGGGGATCACTGACTGTTCCGATAATCTCATCATCATTAAGAATTCTCACTTCTCCAAGATCTGTTTTAAATCTGGATCCAGCGTATCTTCCAAAGATTACCCACTCGCCTTCTTTACACCAAGCTCCTGTAGGAAACCTAGCTTCATCTTGATAACAAAGAGGTCCCATTTTTATTACGAGAGCACATACAGTTGCTATAGACATTCTTTCTTGAGCTTCATCCGATATATGAATTCCACCTTTTGTTTTGGAAGGTGGCATGTAGGGACGTACTAAAATTCTCCAGCCAGTAGGCTCTGGAACTTTACTAAGCATTTCTGATATGTCGTTTGGATTGGTAGGTATAGTTGAATCTTTTTCTTTTTTAAGACTCGAAACTATCGCTGACCCGTCTGGTTTCACCAAGGTCGTCATCTTCTATATCCTCATTTTTCAGCAGGTATTGAATCACCTGAAGCAGTTCTTCTAAAGAACTGAGTTGACCCCTAGAATACTGAAGCTTCTCCATAGTGTCAACACCATGCACGATGTGTTCGGATTTGACCTTAATTAAATTTTTTATTTCGGATCGTAAACGGTTAACTGTATCTATATCCATCATAGGAAAGTACTAACAAATATTAGGGGTAAAAGCTATAGTTATTTTTTCTTAGTATTGATAATATCCGTTGCTTTTATACCATATACAGCTGCTACTACTGAAATCCAAAGTCCAGTAATCCACCATGGCATAGCCTGTAATTTTTCAAAATAGATATCTAATTTTTCACCTATCTTTTCGTCTTCGGCAAAGACTGAATAGGCCAATAAAAACAAAGGTGAAGATAGGACTAAAAGTATAAATTCATCTTTCCAGTCTCCTTTTTGAGACTCAGATACTTGATGCTTGAGCTCTATTTCTCCTCGAGACATCTTCTCTGCGTGAAGTAATCTTGCCTGTGAGATAGCTTGTTTTTCTTTTTGTTTGTTTTCGTATACCGTGGTCGCCGTTTTGAACGCTGACCCTAAAAGATTCAACCATATCATAATATTTTTTCGTCCTTCTTTTGCCTAAAAAGGGTATCATCTGTTCTAAGACCTGTAAAGCATGTAGTCCACTTACTGACCATGACCAAGCTTGTTTGTGGTGATGTCTTAATTTTATTTTTCTAGAACTACCAACATTAAAAAAAACTTGAAATCTTTCTATAATATCTAAATCGGTCATAGATATAGAAAGTTCTATTCGTTTTCGATTAGATCCATTTTTCCAATATCCAAAGCTACCTTCTCCTTCAAATACTCCAGAGAGAAATAATAATTTTTGTTTTTTGCTCCAGAGAGAAAAATTCACTTTAATAAAGTTTTATTTTTCTTTTTATTATTGTTTACGTTAATACCCTGAGGGTTAGGTCCTCTTTTAGGAGGAACTCCAAATCGTACTCCTCCGCTAAGTCCTTCTCTATGCTTTTGATTTTTTTGAGACATTTTTTGTTTTAGGCTTCTTGGCAGTCTTGGCTGCTTTAGCAAATTGAGCTGAAGTAGGTCTTCCTTTGTCTCCCTTTTTCTTCATTGTTTCGCCACTGCCTTCTTTAATTCTTTTTTTCTTAGCGTGGATGTTTGCGTATAGTCCTGGTTTAGTAGTAGTCATTATTTTCCTTTCGTCTGATTTAATTTTTGCGCTTGTAGATTTAATTTTTCTTTAGCAATACCTAATCTATCTTGTTGTGAATCTTCTTGAGATTTTAACTTCTCCATACCTAAAGCTAGATCTGCTTCCTGTCGATCCATCTGTCCTTGCTCTCTCATTTGAGCTTCTTGAGCTTTACGTTGTAAGTCTAGAGCTCTCAAATCTATTTCTTGTTGCTTCAATTGAATTAAAGGATCTTGTTGAGCGTTATTAGCTTGAGCCTCCATTTGTTGTAAGCTAGCTGTAATCTCTACTATCTTTTTAGCGATCAACATATCTACTTGTGTTTGCATAGCTTGTGGATTTTGTTGAGCCATTTGCATCATTCTAGGATCTTGTTGAACCATCGCTGTAATTTCAGCGGTAGCTTTTAAACTAATGTGCTCTGAGATGTGAGATTGCAGTAAAGCATACACCTGAGGATTAATTTGAACCATTCTAGATTGCATAAAAATAGAATGAGCTTGAATATGGGCATCATGGTCTTGCTGAGGGAATGCTTGTAGCAATTGTACCTTTAAAGCTTCTGCATTTTCTCTTGCTGGATCCATGGGAGAGGGTTGTTGAGGCGGAACTAGGATTAGATCAATATTTTTAGTTCCTAAACTCTCATATACTCGTCTATAAGCTTCATATACGTTATGTAAATTAGGTGCGGACTGAGCAATTTGTAATTGTGTCTGTGCTAACGTCACTCTTTGCGTCATTGACCATAAATTAGGGTCTGCCATCGGCAAAACATCAATACGATCATCAAAATCTGCTGATTTAATGCTTCTTTCTGCTCCATATACATCATAAGGATACTCTTCAGGTAGAGATTCGTTACAAATTCTAGCTAAAATTTTAAATTCTTGCTTCATAGCGTAGTAACAACGCTTATGAATAGCACTCATCACTCTAGAACCACGTTCCATAAGAGCAACGGTAGTACCAACTGCTGCTTGTTGATTACCATCTCCTACTTGAAGATCTGCAATCGCAGCAAATCGTTGACCAGCAGTCACGACAAAGTTTAATAAAGCAAATAAAGTTTGGGAAGGTTCTTTGAAAGGCAACATTTGGAACTGATCTTTGATATTTCCGCCTGGTGCATCTACATCTCTGAACTCTCCTGGTTGAATAGGTTGGTCATCGTCTCGTACTTTCATTCCTCTAGACTTAAATCCAGCAGGAAGATTGGACAACGTACCAGCGTCCAGTAATTGTCTTAATGCTTCGGTGGCCGTTCTGGTTAAACCACCAATCATGTGTAGTAAACCAAAGCCATAGAAACCTAATCCTGGTAAAAACTTAAAGTGAACAAAGTATTCAATACGATTGTACTTAGGATCATCGGCTCGGTAGTTTCTATAAATAGATAAAATTTGTCCTGTGTTCTCTATGACCGTTACAATGTATGGAACTTTAATATTAGGTTCTTTATCGCTCATAGATTCAGAAGTATATTCTTCTAAGTCTAAATCCACATGAACTTCTAATACATTATACAGTAGTTCATTATAGGTAGGGATAATTCCTTCAATCTTATTAATTTTTTCTTGAGTAGAATTCTGTTCGAGGCTTGGTTCTTGTAAATCTATTTTGGAGTACACACCAATTTCCATTTTTTTAAGAATATCATTCTCTGTCATTTTCATAACTTGAGAAATTCGTTCGCACTCTGCTAAGTTAGTAGCGTAATACGGAACCACTAAATCTCTTGGATGAATGTATTTAGAAACAGGTCGTTCTAATAACTCATCGTAATATACTTTTTTAAACGTGGATCCTGTTAGAGGTAAGTAATACAACATTTGATCTACATCGGTGGTGTATTCTTCCATCTTATCCATGATTAAATAATTCATGTAATCTTTAACACGGCTAGACTGTAATTCTTTCTCTGCGTTCGGAGAGCCTACAATCTGAGTACGAACAGGACCATCTGCGGGTAGTAATTCTTTATAAGCTTGTGCTTGAAACTGAACGCATGCTTCGTTCAACATAGGATGAGTAACACCGCTTGCACCTTTAAATGGTCTGTTCAATGGGTTGTATTGTATGCCGAGTAAATCTAAACCTTTGGTGATGGTATCTTCCCATTCTTTCCTTGACCCTAAATCATTTTTGTAATCTTCTATTAAATCGTTAGCTAAGCTTTTTAATTCTTTGTCACTTAAACGATCTGCAATGTTCTCTGCGAAGTTGAATTCAGGTTCAGGTTCCTGATCCGTGGTCTCTGCTCCATCTTCCACGATATTTATTTCTTCTGCCACGGCAGACGGATCAACGTCAGGGGAATCTTGTTGTTGTACTAATTCCTCTACTGAAAGTTCCTGATTGTCTTTTTCAACTGCCATTATAATTCCTTATCAAAAGTACTACAATTTGCAAGCTTAACAAATTTTAGTTTTTTTGTTTCTTCCTAATTTGGTCTTAACAGTAATGTAAGAACCTGACTTGTACTTGTTTACCGAACCACCCATCATGGATCCCATATGCTTAGGCTTTCGTCCTTTTTTTAAATCCTTTTTATCTTCTTCGTAATCAGGGTACATATCAGGGGAGCCTTCGTAACCTTCGCCTGGATCATTAATAACTGGAGCGTTAAGAAAGTGGCCTGGAATCATAGGGGGCATTTTTCTTTTAAAGTTTTTAAAATCAGATTCATCTATCCCTTCATCTAAAACAGGTTTTTTTCCTACTTTAGAAATTTTTTTCTTTGCTAAATCTTTTTTTTCTTTTGGGGTTAGTGGTTCGTAAATTTTTTCAGCCATAATTAAAATATTCCTTTGAAGTTAGTTCCTTTGACAGCTATTCCTGTACCTCTAACTTTGTTAGTAGGACCTTCTGAAGATATCATAGAACTTTTTGAAGCTTTCATCATTTTACCGTACTTAGCTTTTTGATTGTTCCGCCTTTTGATTTATTTAAACCTTTGATGAAATCTAATTCCTTTTCAGATAATGCACCTTTTAATTGGCCTAGATCTTTCATGGTATTCTTACCTGCAAATTTTTCTAACTTTTGTTTAGCTTCTGCTTTTCTAAGTTCAGATCTTTGCTTATCGTTTAAAGCAGGTTTACGTTGTAACTTTTGTGTAGCTTCTGCTCTTCTCAGTTCACGATCCAAAGCTTCTTTAAAACCATTTTCTTTTGGTGATTTTTTTGTAGTTACTCCAAATTTTTGTAACTCTTCAAATGTCTTGACGCTTTTACCATCTTTGGCTTTCATCATTTTAAAATCTTCTCCAGATATTTTACCATCTTTATTTTTATCTAATTTCTTTTGTTTACCTTTTAACATTGTATATCTCCCTATGCATAATATTTGTATTCACGCTCTAATCTAGGATCATCCTTCTCATCAGAGTACGTACTAATTAAACCGCCTTGGCGGTATCTTAACATAGCTTGGGTGGTGCTGTCGACATAGTCATCGTGTTGACCATGAGGAAACGCTGCACACTCTTCAATCACATCTTGAGCCCAATGTTCTTCTGGAGCCCATACCATTCCGCTCTCAAAAATAGGAGCGACTACATTGGCTCTGGTAAATTTATCTCTTCCTTTAGCTGGAACATAATCTAAAACAGGAATACCCATTCTTCTCATCTTTTGAATTAAAGGCATACCAGTAGCTTTTGCTTCAATCACAATACTTTCTGGTTCCCAATATTTATATAAATCGTAAGCAACTACTTTAAGATCAGGGAAATCCCATCTTCCTTTTTGAGCATCTAATAAAATAAGATTAGGTTCATAACCTTCTACAGGATGAAACACTCCCCATACCGTAATAGCAGAATAATCGGCAGATTCTTTTTTAGAATACGCAGTGTCCATACTCATGATAACATGCTCTAGTTGAGGAATATCTTCTCTATCCCAAACCTTCCACCATTCACGTTTTAATATAGCACCTTCTTCTGCAACAGGATCTTGCATATACTGTGCATTCCAATTGTGAACTGAAATAGAAGCTTTTACTTTTTCTAATTCTTCTAGGTTCCAATATTCTGGCCATACTGGGTTCCCTGATTCTAATATGGCAGGGAAATTAATAACTTTCCATTGATCGGACTTAGGTTCTTTTTGAGCCTTGATGAGCCTTCCTGTTAAATCGTCCTGTGCCCAACGGGTCATAACTACTACAATCGTTCCACCAGGTTGTAAACGCTGACGAGGACCTGAGCTGTACCAATCGTAAGCTCGCTCCATTGCTGTATCAGACATAGAGTCTTGCTCGGTATGAGGATCATCAATAATTAATAAATCTGCACCACGTCCTGTAATGGAA